ATGTGGGTCAATAAGTATATTGACGATTGCACTGATGAGGATTTAAACGATCGTGACTTTATTGCATCAGTTGTTGACCGGGCTATTTTTCATTTCGCGATTAATAGTATATGTAATCCTGGGGATAATAAAGATGCGACTCCCATTGAACGATGTACTTTTGATGTAGAAACTAAGAATGGCCTTCCCTCCACGGTTCAGCTATTTTATGAGGAATCTAAGGATAATGAACCTTTAGCGAATATACATTTTCAAGCAATAGGTTCTGGTTTTTTAACGTTTGTTAATGCCTGCCAGGAACATGATGACAACAGCTTAAAATTATTTGCTTCGCTGTTAATTTCACTTTCATATTCTAGTGCCTACACAGATTTAGCCGGAGCAGAAAAAGTGAATATTAATGAATATAATGAGAACTATCTGACAGCTCAGTTTGAAGAATTATCTCAACGTGATATGAAGAAGTACCTGGGAGAGATGAAGCATCTGGCGGACCGGGGGGGGATGAAATTTGATGACTATCTGGATAAAATGTCACTTCTGGTGAATGAAGGAAAGCTCGAACCTGATATTTTAAGCAAAATGCGAGATGCTGCACCGAAATTAATTGACTTTGCTAAGTCGTTTGACCCAAACTCAAAGGAAAAGATTAAAATACTTACAGATACTTCTAATTTAATTTATGATTTATTCGGGGTTAAATCGGCGAAATAATATGTGAAGTTCTTCGATGGTATGGAAGGCATTACATAAAAGAACCTAATACTTATTGGGTTCTTTTTTCTTCTATCAGTGCCATTAGCAGGAAGAGATATCACCGGAGTTTAATGTGTGATTTTTTATTTATCGTCGAACCTGGATTGTTTATCATTGTCCTTAACAAGGCTAACGGCTAATAAGATTATTTCCATCACTTCGTGAGAGCTTCATGCCTTGATTTGATCTCAATTTTCTTTTGCAATGAGACAGGCGCTTCCTGTTGTTATGGTATAGTACCCCGCTATTGAGCCTCCTGAACAGTGATGCTGAATAACATAACCCAATGATATATCGATAAAATAATCTCTACATTTGAAAATGCACGGTAATTCTGAAATGCAAAAAATCAACCAAACCAGCGCAATGCCTGAAAAAACTGACGTTCACTGGAGTGGTCGGTTTAGCGTTGCACCAATGCTCGATAGGATGTATCGTTTTTGAAAAACAATTGGTTATGTGTTTTGTGGGAGCCTATTGGGAACCTATCAAAAGATTTTTTGTCATAGCAGTGTGAGATGCAAAACACTGTGATGGTCGCTTTGTTGACATCGCAACTTCTGCAGGTATAATTCGCCACCAATTTGTAACCTGTGTATATGTACAGTTCTTTGCTGGTTATAAACACAGTGAATTGCTCTTGCAATCTTCCAAAATTTTTTTGTTCGTGCTAGGTTGAGATAACAGTGATGATACTGTTTGCACATTCAGTGTAATGAGGAGGGTGGTTATGTACAGCCCGGTACAAATAGCCAATAAATTCATAACGTTGGGAAACCAACATCATAATCCTCTGACCCACATGCAACTGCAGAAGCTTACTTATATTGCACATGGTTACTATTTAGCATTAACAGGTAAGCCTTTGCTCAATGAATGTGTCTCCGCGTGGAAGTACGGTCCAGTTATTCCTGGAATGTACGATGCTTTCAAAGATTATGGGAATAAACCTGTTACGAATGTAGCAGTAGCTCCTTTTGGTGGCATTGTTACTATGGATCCACAAGCAGAGAGCATTATAGGGGCTGTTTATAAATTTTACGGCTCGAAAAATGGAATTGAGTTATCAACTCTAACTCATATGCCTGGTACGCCTTGGTCACAAGCTTATAATGGTATTGGCTCGTCAATCATCTCAAATGATGCGATTAAGGCTTATTATCATGATTTATTGAATAACCGACAGCAATGTCAGGGCCTCTGAAAAAGTAATATTCAGGGATGACATGTCTCACAATTCAGATATCTATAAACTTATCGGAGCGGCCGCAGGTGTTGAAAATGGTCGCTCTGAAGCATCCTTAAACTCTACTGACAGTCAAGAACAGATTTTTAAATCTGCATTTGAGCCGTCTAATCATGAGAGCGACGATGATTCTTCTTCAGAAAATAAAGCTATTCTGGAGGCAGAAGAGTTTGGTTCTAATACTGGTGCATTGCATGAGTTTATGCAGCAGAACAGAATGGACAGTCTTCAAGCTCAGCTTGATATGCTCAAATCACAAGTACGGGATAAGATAGCTGACGCAACTGGTAAAGAAATAGACAATGAGCTTCGGACAAAAATGGCCTCATTCACGGTTTGGTTTATGTCGTGTTGGTGCTTATTCGTTGTCGCAATGTTTACATCGTTTCTTATTGCACATGAAGGAAAGCCTCCAGTTGAAGCGATCGTTGCATTACTAGGTACAAGTACAATTAGTATTGTTGGTTTGGTTGGTTTCGTTGTTAGTGGATTGTTCAAATCAAGAAAAGATAGTGATAAAGAAAAATAACCCGTACATATACGGGTTATCCATAGTTTTAGTTTAGTTATATTTTTGTTTTTCCGTTCTGACTTTTTCCCACTCAGCTCGCCCTTCTTCCCGTCTTTTGTCAATATATTCCGCAAGATCCTGAATGTTGATGCAGCGTTTTGCTTTTTGTGATGTACCGATGCGATATGTAGGTACAGGCAACTTACAAGCGTTTGCTTTTGCTTCTGCCGTGGCTGGACTCATGCCAAAGTACTTTTGGCTAACTGCTGAGAGTTCAATGTTAGGGGTATTGAATTCAGCCATCAGTAAAAACAAGGTGTTCATAATTTTCTCCATCAAAACCGGCTGCACCCGGGAAAATCATAATTCTGTGCTGGTGGCAGGAATTAATTTCTGCCAGATAGCGGAAACATATTTTGCCTGATGACGGGCATCGGCCAGGGCGTTGTGCCGTTCGCCATCGAAAGGCATGTCCATTTTGGGGTCGAATCCGATGGAACGCCCAAGCGTAACGATCGTGCGTACATCGTGGTCATTCCAGTATGCCCACGGGCAGATTTGTCCTGCTCGCTCATAAGCTCCACGTAAAATTACGTTGTCGAAGGTGGCCCCGTTACCCCAGACTTTTAAATATTTCGTATTGGCTGCGTGCCGGTTAATGAAATGATTTAGTTCTGAGAGAGCATCGCTGATCGACAAAGTATCATCAATACAGATTGCAGCTCGTGCTTCAGGGCTTTGTTTCAACCACCACAGGATGGTATCGCCGTCAGGTGTAGCTCCTTGCCCCATAGCACTTTCCAGGCTAACAACCGTATAGAATTCTTGTCCGATGTCTCCGGTTTCTGGAGTGAAGAACACCGCGCCAATGGAAACGATCGGTGCATCCTTATTTTTCCCCATCGTCTCAAGGTCGATCATTAAGTTGTTCATCACTTCACCTCCTGCGGCGGTTCTGGTAGCGGAATCCAGTGGGTTACCTCTTTGAGATACAGGTCTTCGCCATCACCGTCAACCCAAGTGGGATCGCCATCATTAAACCAGTCGCCATATACGCCGACCTGAGTGTTGGGGATGTGTGGCGGGTAGTTGTTTTTAAAGTCAGCCGCTAACGCATAGCATTGTCGCTCTCCCATTTCTGGCATTCGATCACTACAGCTTATCCAACTATCCGGAGTTACCGGATAGTTGCGCATTGCGACCTTTAATGCCTCATAGAAGCAACCTTTCAGATTGTTGAACTGACGCCCATTAAGAGGACCGTGTTCAGTAAGCATGTTGCGTAATTTCCATGCCGCGTCGTTTACTTCGTTGGATGACAGGGGAGGCAACTTGTAAGTTTGGCTTACAGGTTCGGCACCATGAAGCATGGCGCCGCTCCGCTCTATGCCATCCAGCGCGATTCGCAGTGCCTGAATTGTGGTAGAGCTATCGTTTGGGGCTATTCCATATCGCTCGAATACAGCTAAATGGTTGCGCATAATCTCAGGCGTAAGCTCTTTGTAAGCATAAGCAAGAGGCTCTGATGCATTATCCGGCACAACCGACGCAGGCGCGGCAGCATAAACAGGAATAACGTCAGCTTGCTCTTTATTGCTTTCATCCGTTAAAGCCCAGAATAATTTCCCGGCCGGATGTTTGAAAATATAAGCAACTGGATCTGCTTCCAGCGATGCCAGTGCAATTTTAAATGCGGTAAGTATGTTGTTAACCACACCTATTTCGAATGCTATTTCACTACATACAAACGATTTATCGTCTATTATCGACTCAATTCCGGTAATCGTGTTCTGTAACCATTCTTTGGTAAGAGTATTCATAACTATTTCACTTTAATCTCAATATTTCGCAGCTTTAGCTCTACTGGCAGGTCTGACTTTCCTGTTAACGCTAATGCGAGATTTTCAGGAGTAATGAGAGCAGTTATTGTTTTCCCCATTGCCAGACGAATAATCATTCGTATCTCGCGATCGTCACATGCTCCCGGTCGAACAATTGATATTTGTCCTATCATCTCACTCTCCTTTGATGCGAATGCCAGCAAGCCAGTTTCTTATGCCGATATATTCAGCGTTCCTGAAACCGCTTTTTACATATATAAATGGCAAGCGAAGATTGTGACCATTGGCTGCCAGGTAGTCTTTACAACCCTGTTCGGTGAAACAGCAGGTAACGAATTCATCAATATCTTTCACAGCAACGCGCCGCCATTTTTCTGGTGGTTCCCGAAAGTTTTCATGAAGTAGTTCGAGACGACGACTTTGGAGTTTATTGGCTTCATTGCTATCTTCATCAACCCAGACAATCCGGTCATAGTCATAATCAGCATCAACAACAATTTCGCGCTTTTGATACACACAAAACATAGGGTCTGACGTTATTCGATTATCCTGTGTTCGAATGTTTTCACCGATGATGCCAAACGAATCTGGCGTAGGTTTTGTCTGTAACTCTTCGATACGTTCAGCCAGCGCCGCGCACTTGGCCTCAGCTTCAGCAAATTTACGCACCAGGTACTCAGCGTTTGTTTCGTTCACTTTCAGATCTCGCGGTACACATTTCCCGCGAAGAAACCCTTCCATTTCGAAAACATTCATGCGCATTTGCGTAACCCCGATAACTCGTTAAAACGTTCCATAAACATCCCGTAGGCATGGCCTGGTGACAGTGGAATAACTTTGAACATCTCTGTCGCCGGGATACCTTCCAGTACAGGCCAGAAAGAACCATCATCAAGCCCGAGATCGCGGCGTTCGGTTGCCAGCATAATGAGATCGGCATATTTCACTGGCGTGCTCATAACAGGAGGTAACCCGTATTTCTCACGGATTACGGCGTCTATTTTTTCTTCCATCCGTTTATAGTCAGGAAGAAGGCGTTTCAGTGGTGCGGGGATGTCCTGACAATATGCTTCTGTTGCATCATGCATTAACGCTTCAAAAGCAAATTCCTGCGGTACCAGCTGGCTGCAAAGCACCGCATGTTGGGCGACGCTGTAGAAGTGTGAAAGATGTCCTGCAAAGCGACAGATATTTGAAAGGGAAACCGCGATATCGTTAATAACGATGTCGTCTTTATTTATCTTGTCATAATAAAAATGCTTCCCGGAAAAAGTTTTAATAAATGACATTTTGTTCTCCACGTATATGCACTGCACCGCGCTGAATTCTGGTAAAAGGAAGCCCTCACCATTCGGTGATTATTGAGTTAATTACGTTTCCATAAATGCCCCCGCAGGGGCATTTGCAGTAATGAAATCAGGCGGTGAAAGTACCAATAAAGGTTTCTACTTTGCTGTCCTTGAATTTCTCAACAAGCAGATCACGAAATTCGTTAGCCATTTCTTCCTGCACTGCTTCCAGCTGAATAATGCGCAGAACCAGTACAGGACGATCGCCAGTGATAATGCTGAGGCGTAATTTAAACGGACGTTCTTTCAGGCTTTCAAACGGAACGCATTTAAATTCAAATGCCACTGGCATAATGTCTTTGGTCTTCGCTTCGACAGACTCCATCAGGGAGCGTTTGCCGCTGAAGTCATTATCTTCAAAATCAGCGGTCTGGTTCGCTTCAATTGTGATTTTACGGATCGCCGCAGCCGCTTTGGTTGCCTGAATGGTGTCACCATTAGCATCAAAGCCCACAAGGTAGTCGGCCCAGTCTTCAATCCATTCTGCCAGTGACTTTTGGGAGTTACGCTCGCCATTAACAGACAACAGAGCAGAGAACGGTGCTGTCTTTTTCAGTTTGAGAGTGGCAGTGTTATCTGCGTGACCTGGCTCATCAATAGTACCCAGGTTAAGCACACTGGCGGCACGCATATTATCAGCATCGATAAAGCAGCGGGTGCCTTCATCTGCAAGATCTTTAGAATAACGGGTAAAGTCATCGATGCTGGCAGTGGAAAGCGCACCACGGAAACGGAAACGATTTAAATTAAATTTTTCCAGATCATGAATGCGGAAATTCTCAGGCAATGCCACAGCATCGGCACCAATCTTACTGATAATTTCATTAACACCCTGAGCAGAAATAAGGGCATGGATTTGATTAATTGCGGTTGCGTCTAAGTTCTGAGACATAATAAGTCCTCACTATATTAAAGATATTCAGTGATAAGATGAATAATTAGTTTATTAAAAACGATATTAACGACCTGCTGCGCGGAGTTTTCCGTCAGGTTCACCGGCAAGAGTCAGTAATTGTCCCTGGTCTTCCTGCAGAATAGTCAGGCGACCACCGCGATTGACATACATCGGCGTTTCGGTGGTGTCTTCTTCGGAAATTTTCCCGCGGTTAGTCGGGCGAACATATGAGAGTTTGTGTTTGATTTTCACTCGGTTCTCATCAAACGGTTCGATTTCCAGGTTGAGCGAGACCTTACCTTTGGTTTTCGTGTTCATCACACCGGAAGCGACTTCACTGAGAACAGCGCCGATTTTGGTTTCAAATACGCCGCCGTCCAGCTCCCCGATAAATGCCTGCACATCAGTACTGCGTTCGCTAGCCATTTTGCTGCTCCTCATCATATCGACCCTGCAAGGTCGGTTAGTTTCTCCACAAAACAGAGAAGAACACCTGCGGTGGCAGCCGCCCGGATGGATTGGGTTATGAGCCCGTCGTCCGGTGATGCTCTTCTCTGTTTTGTAAAAAGAGCGGTACCAGCCGGAAGCAAGTGTACAAACTGGTACCGCCAAAGCAGTGGCTGTTGTGGTGACCGGTGCTGATCTCCGGCTTGCGGTTATTTCAGACTCTCACGGGCGTTTAATTGCCCCGCCGAACAGCTCTTTTCCGCAATAGCTGCAATGTCTTTCGCGCATCAGCCTGCGCCTTCACCACAACTCTAAAAACAAATGTAGGATATCCAACATGTGAGTGTCAAGAGTTTATGTTGGTTATCCTACATAAAAAGATAGGCTCATAAAAAAACCGGGGATACCCCGGTTTTGCGATAGTGAGGAAGATGTGTCAAAAATCCATTATTACTTGTTTGACAAGACCAACTATTCTGCAGTTCTCACCGCATTCAATAGTTTTATAGTTAGGATTTAGTGGGACGAGATACCTGTTCGGCCAGTCCTCAACAAATTTTTTGAGTGTCGCTTCTTGCCCACCATTGATATGGGCAACAACGATTTTTCCGTTAATACACTCTGTATCAATAATATCTGGCTCTACGATAACGATAGAACCTTCTGGTATCGATGGTGAGCCGAGGGGATTGGTCATTGAATCACCACGGACCCGTAGTGCAAATGCCATTTCTGATACAAGGGCGGTAGTATAAACCCACTCTTCAGCATCTTCTTTCCTGACACCAGGCTCCGTCATTGTCCATGAACCCGCCTGAACCCACGAGATGAGGGGGACTTTTTTAACTGCGAATATTTCAGGTTTTAGATTTATCTTTGGTTCAGGCGAGCCTTTTCCGCTAACAAGCCACAGAGGATCGCATTTAAGTGCGTTGGCTAGGGCTTGAAGGTTGGCTCCATTTGGTTGGTAGTCGTCCTTTTCCCATCCAGTAACCGTGACACGGTTCACACCAGTCAAATCAGCCAGTGCTTGTTGTGTCAGGTTCAGTTCTTTTCGCCTTTGGCGAATACGATCACTCATGTTCATCATGTAGGCAATCCTACCACATGCCAATGTAGGATTCTTGACATTGGCATGTTGGGTATCCTACATTTCTGCTTAACGTAATTTAACGGGAGACAGAAATGCGGAAATCCGACGTGATTAATTATTTCGGCGGAGTTTGTAAAACCGCCGAAGCCCTAGGTATTAAGCATCCGTCTGTTTCAGAGTGGCCTGAGATTATTCCTGAAGGCCGAGCGTACCAGTTAGAAAAAATTACTAACGGGAAACTGAAAGTTGACGTGTCTTTATATCAAAAGACTAACAGTGCTGCGGCATAAAAACACCACAGAAATGAGGAATTAACCGTGGGTAAAGAACCTGAATGGAAAGTTGATAAACAACCAGCATGGCTGGTGGCAGCAATACGAAGAACGATTGCTGATTTACCTCATGGCTATGAGGAAGCAGCAGAAATTCTTGGTTTGTATAAATCTGATGATATCACCCCAGCAAAAGATCAATTGCATAACAGACTGCGTAGCGGTGGGGATCAAATTTTTCCACTTGAGTGGGCCATGGTTTTACAGGATGCCAGTGGTACCAGGCATGTAACAGATGCAATAGCCCGTCGTAGTAATGGGGTGTTTGTGCCGCTGGTGGTCATTGATGACATTGACAATGGTGACATTAATCAGCGGCTGATGGAGTCAATAGAATGGATTGGCAAGCATTCCCAGTACTTACGCAAGGCAACTGCTGATGGAGTTATTGACCTGGCTGAGCGTGAGCAAATCGAAGAGAACAGCTACCAAGTAATGGCGAAGTGGCAGGAGCATTTAACACTGTTATTTCGTGTTTTTTGTGCGCCGGAAAAGAGTAACGCCCGCGAGTGTGCAGCTCCGGGCGTCGTGGCGTCGATTGCTTCTGGTTGTGGAGAAACTAACGCATGAACAGTTTAACAACACACTACCGTCGCTCGCAACTGATTGCGCTTCCTGTACCGGGTGGAAAAGCGAAGGTGGAGTATTGCTATGCAGTGAATGTACCAGGTGACAGGGAAATTGTAACCCACAGATTTGCAGAGTGGGCTGTGGGTGATTTCAACCGGCAGAAGGAGACAGTCCTTTGCAACAAGTTAACCGCTGGTTCAAAGATCACTACGGAGTGCCCGTCAGAGTCATTCGTTGGGAACCGGAAACACAACGGGTTATCTACCTCCGCGAAGGCTATGAGCATGAGTGCTTCAGCCCGCTCGAACAGTTTCGTCGTAAATTCAGGGAAATAGAGGTCGGTCATGAGCACTAAATTAACCGGCTATGTATGGGATGGTTGCGCTGCGTCAGGCATGAAGTTATCCAGCGTGGCAATTATGGCCCGCCTGGCTGATTTCAGTAATGACGAAGGTGTGTGTTGGCCATCAATTGAAACCATTGCCCGCCAGATTGGCGCGGGGATGAGTACCGTCAGAACGGCTATCGCACGGCTGGAAGCAGAAGGCTGGTTAACGCGTAAGGCGCGTCGCCAGGGTAACCGCAATGCGTCGAATGTTTATCAGCTTAACGTTGCGAAGCTTCAGGCAGCGGCATTTTCTCAACTGTCAGATTCTGACCCGTCAAAATCTGACGCATCAAAATCTGACCCGTCAAAATTTGATGCGTCGAAATCTGGCAAAAAAGCGGGTTTTCACCCGTCAGAATCTGGCGGGGATCCGTCAGTAAAATCAAAACATGAACCGTCAGATAAAAAACCTTCTCGTCCGGACGCTTCGCAACCGGACACGCAGACGGATGAACAGGATTTTTTAACTCGCCATCCTGATGCGGTTGTATTCAGCCCTAAAAAGCGCCAGTGGGGAACGCAGGATGATTTGACCTGCGCACAGTGGCTCTGGAAAAAAATCATCGCCCTGTACGAGCAGGCCGCCGAATGTGACGGCGAGGTGGTTCGTCCCAAAGAACCGAACTGGACAGCCTGGGCAAACGAAATTCGCCTGATGTGTGTGCAGGATGGTCGTACTCACAAACAAATCTGCGAGATGTACAGCCGCGTCAGCCGCGATCCGTTCTGGTGCCGTAACGTGCTCAGCCCGTCGAAGTTGCGGGAAAAATGGGATGAGCTTTCCCTGCGCTTATCGCCGTCCGTCAGCACGCACACAGAAAAACGTGAAGACCCGTACTTCAAAGCCAGTTACGACAACGTGGACTACAGCCAGATCCCGGCAGGATTCAGGGGGTGATCATGAGTCTGTTAAATGACGTTCAGAAATTCATTGAAGCCCATCCGGGCTGTACTTCCGGAGACATTGCGGATGCTTTTTACGTGGGGGCTTAATGAGTAATAAATATTGCCAGGCGCTGGTAGAACTGCGGAACAAACCAGCCCATGAACTGAAGGAAGTGGGCGATCAGTGGCGCACGCCGGACAACATTTTCTGGGGAATTAACACTCTGTTTGGCCCGTTTGTTCTGGATCTGTTTACTGACGGTGATAACGCCAAATGTGCCGCGTATTACACGGCGGAAGATAACGCGCTGGCGCATGACTGGTCAGAACGTCTTGCGGAGCTTAAAGGTGCTGCCTTTGGTAATCCCCCATACAGCCGCGCCAGTCAGCATGAGGGGCAATACATCACCGGCATGCGTTACATCATGAAACATGCCAGTGCCATGCGTGATAAGGGCGGGCGCTATGTTTTCCTGATCAAAGCTGCCACCAGCGAAGTGTGGTGGCCGGAAGATGCGGACCATATTGCTTTTATTCGCGGGCGTATTGGTTTTGAACTGCCTGCCTGGTTTATCCCGAAGGATGAGAAGCAGGTGCCGACAGGCGCTTTCTTCGCTGGTGCTATTGCTGTTTTCGACAAGACCTGGAAGGGACCGGCAATCAGCTACATCGGGCGCGATGAACTTGAGGCATGTGGTGAGGCCTTTCTGGCGCAGGTTCGCCAGCAGGCAGAAAAACTGGTCAGGGAGATGGCGGCATGACGACGTTAACTCAATGCCAGCAGCAGGTGCTGGATATGCTGATTTCTTATCAGAAAGAACGTGGCTTCCCGCCAACCAATCAGGAGGTGGCAACCATGCTGGGATACCGTTCAGTGAATGCAGCGGTGGAGCATCTTCGTGCACTGGAGAAAAAAGGCGTCATCACGATAAAGCGTGGCGTGGCCCGGGGCATCACGCTTCATACCGCGGTGAAGGACGACGACAGCGAAGCGGTCGGTATCATCCGCGCACTGCTTGCCGGTGAGGAGAACGCCAGGTTGCGTGCAGCCCACTGGTTACATGAGAGGGGCTTGAAAGTATGAAGTTGATCCTTCCTTTCCCGCCCAGTGTGAACACGTACTGGCGACACCCCAACAAAGGGGCATTTGCTGGTAAGAGCCTGATAAGCGAGGCGGGGCGAAAATTTCAGAGCGCGGCGTGCGCAGCAATAGTTGAGCAGTTACGTCGTCTGCCGAAACCAACGTCGGCACCTGCTTCAGTGGAGATCGTGTTGTTTCCGCCGGATAACCGGATCCGTGATCTGGACAACTATAACAAGGCGCTGTTTGACGCCCTGACCCACGCGGGTGTGTGGGAAGACGACAGACAGGTGAAAAGAATGCTGGTGGAGTGGGGACCGGTTATCCCGAAAGGGAAGGTCGAGATCACTATCAGTAAGTACGAGAAAACGGCGGGTGCAGCCGCCTGATCAAGAGGAGAAACGAAGTATGAATAATCTGATGGTCATTGATGGTATTGAAGTTCGTCGTGATGCTTATGGACGTTACAGCCTGAACGATCTGCATCGCGCAGCAGTAGCATCTGGTGCAAATGCCAGAACCAAGGAGCCAGGAAAGTTTCTTTCCAGCCAACAAACTGTTGAGCTTGTTCATGAATTGACCAACACCCAGAATTTGGGTGTTGACCCGGTGAGTGTGATTCATGGGGGAAATGAACGGGGAACGTATGTCTGCAAGGAACTGGTGTATGCCTATGCAATGTGGATCAGCCCGTCATTCCATCTGAAGGTGATCCGTACTTTCGATATGGTAACCAGCGCACCGGAAAAATTATCCGGGCAGGCTGCTGACAAGATGCAGGCTGGTGTGATTCTGCTGGACTTTATGCGCAGGGAGTTAAACCTGTCTAACTCATCAGTGCTTGGTGCCTGTCAGAAACTCCAGGAGGCTGTTGGCTTACCGAATCTGGCACCGCGCTATGCCATTGATGCTCCTGCTGACGCGCCTGATGGCTCAAGTCGCCCCACGCTGTCGCTGAGTGCACTGCTGAAACAGTATGGTATCCGCCTTACGGCTAATCAGGCATATCACCAGATGGCGAAGCTGGGGATCGTTGAACAACGCGAACGATACAGCCGTACCGCGATTAACAACATCAAAAAATTCTGGTCGCTGACAGCGAAAGGCTGCATGTTCGGCAAGAACATCACCAGTCCCGCAAATCCGCGCGAGACGCAGCCGCATTTCTTCGAATCCCGATTCCCTGAGCTGTTAAAGCTGCTCGATACCGTTCATTGAGGTGACCGTGAGAGCACTACTGACCCCTGAAATTGCCCCGCGTATGGGGATCGTATTGTTCAGGCCAGGTTCAGAGCTGATGCCCCTGTTTATGCAGGGGCGTGTCCTGCTGGAGCCTGAGCCGGAACGTTATTCATCTTTCGCCAGTGGTGCCGTTCCGGCGGCATCACAACCGCTGGCGGATGATCCTGCCGTTCGGGCCGTGTTCCGCAATGAGGCAGTGATCCGTCGTGCTGGTGGCGTGGAATGTCTTGAAAGCTGGTTACTTCGTGAAAAAGGCTGCCAGTGGCCTCATTCCGACTGGCACAGCGAGAACATAACCACAATGCGACACGCTCCGGGTGCAATCCGTCTGTGCTGGCACTGCGATAACCAGCTGCGCGATCAGTTCACGGAACGGCTGGAATCAATGGCAACGGATAACTGTGCCCGCTGGGTGTTGTCTGTTGTGCGTCGGGATCTCGGTTTTGATGACAGTCACGTTGTGACAATGCCGGAACTGTGCTGGTGGCTGATTCGTAATGATCTGGCGGATGCCTTACCGGAAAGTGCAGCCCGTAAGGCACTGAGATTACCGAAGCCTGTTGTGCCGTCTGTTACCCGGGAAAGTGACCTTGTGCCTTCGGTTCCTGCCACCAGCATCATCCAGGATAAGGCGAAAAAGGTGCTGGCGCTGAAAGTGGATCCGGAGTCGCCGGAGTCTTTTATGTTACGCCCAAAACGTCGCCGCTGGGTTAATGAAAAGTACACGCGCTGGGTTAAGACACAGCCGTGTGCATGTTGTGGAAAGCCCGCTGATGATCCCCACCACCTGATAGGCCACGGTCAGGGGGGAATGGGTACAAAAGCGCATGACCTCTTTGTGTTGCCTTTGTGCAGAAAGCATCACGACGAGCTGCATGCGGATACCGTGGCATTTGAAGAGAAGTATGGCTCCCAGCTGGAGTTGATATTTCGTTTTATCGATCGTGCGCTGGCAATAGGCGTACTGGCGTAAGTGGAGAACGAGCATGAACCTTGAAGCCTTACCGAAATATTACTCCCCGAAATCTCCAAAATTGAGCGATGACGCACCGGCGACAGGCTCTGGTGGTTTAACAATTACGGATGTGATGGCTGCGCAGGGGATGGTGCAGTCGAAAGCACCGCTTGGGTTTGCCTTATTCCTGGCAAAAGTTGGTGTTCAGGATCCTCAGTTTGCGATTGAAGGTCTGCTCAATTACGCGATGGCACTGGATAACCCGACATTGAACAAATTGAGTGAAGAAACCCGGTTACAGATCATCCCTTACCTTGTGAATTTTGCCTTTGCTGATTATTCCAGGTCTGCGGCAAGTAAGGCTCGCTGTGAGCATTGTGCTGGTACTGGATTTCATAATGTATTGCGCGAAGTGGTGAAACACTCCAGAAGCGGGGAATCTGTTATCAAGGAAGAGTGGGTGAAGGAACTGTGTCAGCATTGTCATGGTAAGGGAGAAGTCAGCACAGCGTGCAGAGGGTGTAAGGGTAAAGGTATTGTCCTGGATGAAAAAAGGACCCGGCTTCATGGCACGCCTGTTTATAAGATTTGTGGGCGTTGCAATGGAAACCGGTTTAGCCGTTTACCAACCACACTGGCGCGGCATCATGTCCAGAAGCTGGTACCAGACCTGACGGATTATCAGTGGTACAAAGGATATGCAGATGTCATTGATAAACTGGTTACAAAGTGCTGGCAGGAAGAAGCATATGCAGAGATACAATTGAGAAAGGTGACAAGATAAATGGTTTTCGCCGAAGATGTCGACATGATGCTTGCATTTTTCAAAAAATATGGATAAGATTTTCCCAACGATGGGCTTTGTATGTCTACCGTTGATAAGATTTAGGAACCCGCCACTGAGCGGGTTTTTTGTACCTGTAAACTTGGTGCAGTACAGTAAACACGCTGGTGGTCGTGAATACTGACTTTTTATCTTGCTGGATTTTTAGACAAGAGTTATTGGTATGTCATGTTAACCAGAAGGGAAAAAGACATGCTAAAACAGCAAGATATGACAGAAACCGCCGCCGCAGTCCTTCATTTCTTACCTGCTGACAAGTGGGTAACGCCACGCATGATGACGAGAACTACCGGAGTAAGCGAAGCCCGGTGCCAGTTAATACTGACTCAGTTAGTTCTGGCGGGTCTGGCGAAGGATAACGGCGGGTACGGGAATAAATTCAGACGCTGCCAGTAACGGCGGTTTCCTGCTGTGAAAATGGGCGGCTGGTGGGTGTTGGTAGCACCTGCCAGCCATTCGCTCATGCTTACTGGTCACAAGCGAACCACGGCCCACTGCTTTAGCGCAAAAGCAGAGTGAGCCTACCAGAGTTACGCTTACTGATCCATGAAAAATACTGTAAAAATAAACAGTGTTGATTTAATCAACGCTGATTGCCTGCATTTTATTCAGTCCCTGCCTGATGATTCCATTGACCTGATTGTTACCGATCCGCCTTACTTCAAGGTGAAACCTAACGGTTGGGACAATCAGTGGAAAGGGGACGAAGATTACCTTAAGTGGCTGGACCACTGTCTGGCCCAGTTCTGGCGGGTGTTAAAACCTGACGGAAGCCTTTACCTGTTCTGTGGGCATCGCCTGGCATCTGATATTGAGATCATGATGCGTGAACGTTTCAACGTGCTTAACCATATCATCTGGGCGAAGCCGTCCGGACGTTGGAATGGGTGTAATAAAGAAAGTCTGCGCGCATATTTTCCTGCCACAGAGCGCGTTCTGTTTGCTGAACATTACCAGGGGCCATATCGCGGCAAAAGTGACGGCTATGCGGCAAAAGAAAGGGAACTCAAACAGCACATAATGGCACCGCTGATATCGTATTTCAGGGATGCTCGTGCCGAACTGGGTATAACGGCAAAACAAATTGCCGAAGCCACAGGTAAGAAAAATATGGTTTCCCACTGGTTTGGTGCCAGTCAGTGGCAGTTGCCGAATGAGGCTGACTATCGGAAGTTACAGGCACTGTTTTCCCGTATAGCGGCAGAGAAGTTTCAGGAACAACAACTGGAACAACCACACCACCAGCTGGTGGCATCTTATGATTCACTGAATCGCAAATATTCTGAATTGCTGGATGAGTTTAAATCTCTCCGGCGCTATTTCTCCGTATCAGTCTCCGTGCCTTATACCGACGTCTGGACGCATAAACCCGTTCAGTTCTACCCGGGTAAACATCCGTGTGAGAAGCCTGCGGATATGCTCCGGCAAATAATCAGTGCCAGTAGTCGACAAGGCGATCTGGTTGCTGATTTCTTTATGGGATCCGGTTCCACAATAAAAGCGGCAATGGCGCTGGGGCGTCGGGCGTTAGGTGTTGAACTTGAGTCAGAGCGGTTTAATCAGACGGTGAAAGAGGTAAGTGAACTGGTGGGGAAATAATTCTGGTGGCCACGTTGCGTGGCCTTTTTATTTCCAACACAGCACCCGCAAATATCGCGAGGTGAGAGATGACGAAATGCCTCATAACCCAAATACCTGGCCGGACTGGCTGGAGTTGTTTCAGAGCTGGTGGCGTGGAGATACGCCGCTGGGCGCAGTGATTATGTCGATTGTTATGGCTGGTTTGCGCATCGCCTATTTTGGCGGTGGTGGTGGCTGGAAGCGAAAAACGCTCGAGATTTTGCTCTGTGGCGCTCTGACGCTGACCTTTGCATCCGCTCTTGAATATGTCGGATGGCCTAAATCGCTTTCTGTTGCCATTGGTGGTGGCGTGGGGCTGATCGGTGTCGATGCTATTCGTGGGGCTGCAATGCGAGTAATCGGTAACAAATTTGGTAGCTCGAAGGAGTAATTTATGCAGGCACTAAATTCCCAGCGTAAAGCTTTCCTGGATATGGTGGCATGGTCAGAAGGAACGGATAACGGGCGACAACCGACACGTAACCACGGTTATGATGTTATTGTTGGTGGCGAACTGTTCACTGATTACTCCGATCACCCTCGCAAACTTGTCACGCTAAACCCAAAACTCAAATCAACAGCCGCCGGACGTTACCAGCTTCTTTCCCGTTGGTGGGATGCCTATCGTAAGCAGCTTGGCCTGAAAGACTTCTCTCCGAAAAGCCAGGACGCTGTGGCATTGCAGCAGATTAAGGAGCGTGGCGCTTTACCGATGATTGATCGCGGTGATATCCGTCAGGCTATCGATCGTTGCAGCAATATCTGGGCGTCGTTACCTGGTGCAGGTTATGGTCAGTATGAACATAAAATCAGTGATCTGATTTCCCGGTTTAAAGAGGCTGGTGGGGTGGTAAATGAAGTTGAGCTATAAGCTGGTTATCGCTGCATTCTTCTTTACTGTCATCGGTTCTTTCATCTGGTCTGCCAACCACTACTACAGCAAATATCAGCACGAAAAGAAACGTGCTGATGAGGCTGTACAAAATGCCAAATCGGCAACTGTCATTACCAATAACGTCCTGCAATCACTGCAAATCGTCAATACAGTTCTGGAGGCTAACCAGCATGCAAAACAGCAGATCACACTGGAGTCACAGAGAACCCAGGAAGATATCAAAGTGGCTGTTGCGGATGATGATTGTGCTTCACGTCCTGTGCCTGCTGCCGCTGCTGACCGGTTGCGGAAGTACGCGAACAGTTTACGTACCGATTCCGGCGGTACCGTTGCCAGCAAGCCTGACTACTGAAACTCCCCAGCCAGTCATTCCCGAGCCGCTGACCTATGGGGCCAGTCTGGATCTGAATGTGAGCCTGCTTTCGGCGTTGGGACAATGCAATATTGACAAAGCGGGGATTCGAAGTATCGAGATGCGCCGTAACGCTTTGCTGGCAGCAGGCAAATAGTCCGGACAAAGAACAGGAATATATTTATGCCCCCTCGAACTCCAAAAGCCTGCCGCGTTCGCGGCTGCCGTAATACCACGACAGACCCGTCAGGCTACTGCGAAAGCCACAAAAGCGAAGGCTGGAAGCAATACAAGTCAGGACAATCCCGTCATCAGCGCGGTTATGGTTCTAAGTGGGATGTTATCCGTGTGCGTGTGCTGCAACGTGACAAAGGCCTGTGTCAGTTATGTCTGCGTGCCGGTGTGGTGCGTGAGGCGAAAACTGTTGACCACATCATCCCTAAAGCGCATGGCGGCACTGATGCCGACAGTAATCTGCAGAGTCTGTGCTGGCCGTGTCATAAGGCGAAGACGGCCCGTGAACGGCTAAAGTGA